CAGCTTTGAGGAGGCAGTGAAGGGGCCCGGTTCAGTGTTGAAACTGACGGCACGGCAGGGCGCTGTAATCCGGATGCCTGATGGCACCAGCATCGTGAAAGCATTTCGCGGTTTAGCTGAACGCCAAGGCGAGCTGTTCTCGCGTGCGGTGCTGGATGGCCTGCTTACAGGTGAGAGCACAGAGTCGATCTCACGGTCTTTATTTGGTGAGCTGGGCTTTTCAACTGAGGCACTGACCCCACGTCAGGTGGCATTGGCCCAGCAGGGCAACGCCTGGAAGATGGCCAAGCATCAGGTGCGGACGTTGGTTAGGACCAGCGTTAATGCCACGTCAAACGCTGCGAGCTTGCAGGTTTATAAGGCAAACCCAAACCTCACGAAGAAGTACAGATGGATTGCCACGCTGGATAGCAACACCACAGCGATCTGCCGAAATCTGGATCAGAAGGAGTTCTTCTACGGCAAAGGTCCAACACCGTCGAACCCACCACATTTCGGTTGCAGATCTACAACGGTCCCGGTGATTGATTACGCGGGCGCATCCAAGAAATTTGGAATCGATATTCCACCACCTAGTTCAAAGATTGGCTACCGCCCGACAAAAGAGGGCACGCCGTCTAGTGCAGACCCCAAAGGTGGCCGGGTGCCTGTCGGGACTAGCGCAGCACAGCATTTGTACGACCTACGGGGCACGACTAAGGCGGGCAAGAAATCAAGGTTTAATGCCAGCCCTGCCCAGGCGCGGATGCTGAACGGCGGCAAGGCAACGCCTGGGGCATTTGAAAAGGCGCGTTATTACAACCGTTTGGCTGATCGCTATGGCCCAGATGGGGCGATGAAGCGGTTCATGCGTGAGGACGGCTCAGAGGTGAGCCTTAAGCAGCTGCGTTCCCGTTATGGGGAGCCGGACAAGATCACAAAGAGCAAGAAAGCTGCGGCCCCTAAAGCCAAACCCAAGCCAAAGGTTGCACCTAAACCCAAACCACAGCCTGCTCCTAAGCCTCAAACAACTAAGCAGCTTCAGGCACAGCTTGACGAAGCTAAGAAAAATACTGCCAAAGCAAAAGCAGCGGCTGACACGGCCAAAGCAAAAGCTAAAAACTTAGAGCAAGAACTAAAAGAGACACCTAAACCGCAAGCGAGCGCCCCTTTGGCTGCTTCTGAAAAACGCTTGGCAACATTGCAAACTGAACTAAAAAATCTTACGCCAGAGTTAGTTAAAGCTAAGCCATCTAAAAACGCATTAATCAAATACAAGAAAGTTTCCGCAGAGCTGCAAGAGCTAAAAGCAAAAGTACAAGCCAATGCCAGCGTAAAAGCATCGAAAGAAGGCCGAGTCAAATATCAAAAGGTTTTAAAAGAGCAAGCCAGAACTAACAAGCTGACTAAAGCTCCTCGAAAAGAACTTGAGGCATGGTCCGGCACTGACTTCCGCAAGATGCGTGCGGAACAGTTCAAGATGGCCAAAGAGCAAGGCGTTGGCCTTAATTACTACGAAGATTTTCAGGTGTCTGTTTATGAGAAGACACCAAAAGGGTTAAGAAATAAAATTGCCAAGATGGAAGGCTATTTAGAAGGCGGGCCCAAATATGAAGGCGTCGTAAAACGTGGAATGAATATGGATAACAATAAGCTGGAGCAGCTTGTCAAAGGAATTGAATCAGGCAACGAGACCTTGGCGATGGAAAGCTGGACCAAGAACCCAACGTTGAAGCGAGAGTTTCTTAATGGCAACAATAATGAAGTTATTTTGTCTATGAAAAACAAACGTGGTGTTGATATTTCAGGTGATGTTAAGAGCACATTTAAAGACGAAGGCGAAGTCTTGCAGCCTGCTGGGGCCAAGTACAAAATCAAGAGCCAGAGGAAAGAGGAGATCGACGAATACAAGACTTCCCAAGGGGTGTATCGTTGGTTTATTGAGGTGGAACAGCTTTGATGGCTGAAGAGTCACGCGAAGACAGGTTTGGCTTATCTCTTGAGATGGGCAAAGTCGATCCTGACTTCATGCCGGAGCTGACGGGCGAGGATCCAAATTTCATGGAGAAATTTGCGGCAGCAAACGGCATCAAGTTTGTTGACGACACAAAAAGACCTAAGAAGCCTGCTACCGATTGAACGGTCCTGTTGCAAGGGCTAGCCTAGAATCAGTTTAGATGCCTAAATTCCAGTGGTTAAGCTCCACAGTAGATTTCAGTTCAAACCGACCATAGAAGAGGCCCCGGCTTGCCCTCCAAAAAAGCCCGCTGCTAAGAAAAAAGCAGCTAAAACAGAAGCATCCAAGGAGGACAGCTGATGCCTAGTTACAAAGGCCCCATGAAGCCTCAGAAACCTGCGGGCAAGAAAAAACCCAAGAAGAAAAAGAAGTAATGGCCAAAAAGCGGCGGCCCCCAAAGGACAAGGCCACTGGCCTGCCAAAGAAGTACCTGTCGGGTGCCAAGAATCGCTCAGGCAAAGCCCGAGAGATTAAGCGCACAGCTGCTGCTTACAAGGCGGGCGAATTCATCGACATCAAAGCCGTTTCTGCATCGAGGACCAAGCAAGGTGGCACCAAAAAGAAAACCACTAAGCGAGGCAACAAAGGCCGCGCTCAAAAAAAAGGCCGATAAGTCCAGGTTCACGTATGGGCAGCTATCTGCTGTTTATCGCCGTGGCCAAGGTGCTTATCTGTCGAGCGGCTCGCGCAACGTTCCCATGGCTTCGTGGGCAATGGGCCGTGTGAATAGCTTTATTTCTGGCAAGGGCGGCGCACGAACGGCCGACGCTGACCTCTTGAAAAAGAAGAAGAAGAAGTAATGGCCAATATTGAGAAAGGAGGCCACCGCTTTGAGGGCCTCAACAAACCGATCATGACCCCAAGGCACCCCAAATATGCGGCTGCTGTTGTGGCCAGCGTGGATGGCAAACAAAAGCTAATTCGATTCGGACTACAGGGCGCTGATCGTTTTCCCAAGCGTGACGGCGAGAGCAAAGCCGACGCAGAGAAACGAAGCAACTGGAAAAAACGTCATTCCCAGAACATCAAACGTGGCCCAATTTCTGGCGCTTACTGGGCGAACAAGTTTCTTTGGTAGTACATTTGGGCTGCAATTAACCTTACGGGTTATTTATGTCTGAAGATCAACTGCAAGAGGCTACGCCTACAGCAGACACTAGTGAGTTGGATCTGCTTAAAAGCAGTGTCGAAGCATTAGAGCGTAAAAATCACGAGCTGATTGGTAAATTGAAAAAATCCAAATCAGTGCCTGAAGGCGTCGATGTCCAGGAGTTGATGGACTTCAAGGCAAAAGCAGAGCAAGAACAACTGGAATCAAAGGGCAAATACAGCGAAGCACTGCAAGCCAGAGAGCATCAGTTCCGCGAAAACAGCACCAAGAAAGATGAGCGCATCGCAGAGCTGGAGACCCGTATACGTGACCTTGAGCTGACTGCGCCTGCGGTTAGCGCCTTGTCAGACGTTGTGCATGACCCCGATTTAGTCATGCGGAACTATTTGAAGGATAAGGAAATCCAGCAGGGCAACAATGGCCCGGTGGTGGTTGATGGCTATGAGCGAATCCCTGTCGCTGACTGGGCTCGCAACAACGTGCCGGAATGGGTGCCGAAGGTTCCTAAGCCCCAGGGCGGTGGCGCACCTGCAGCGCGTAGTGCATCGAGCGGGGGCCTAGATCCTGATTTGCTGCGTGACTTGACCGTCGGCGGCATCAATCGCGGCATCAACATGTCAGCCCTGGGTGAAATTATTAGAAAGCACCCTGAAAATTGGCAGAATTACAAAGCTGAAGCTGAAAGACGTTTGCGCGAGCGTTAATATGAATCAACTGGCAACGCTACGCCGAGCCAATCGGGTTACGCCCACACCGTAAACACTACTTCAGGAGATCATGGCCACCCTTCGGTCAGATTTGATCATCCCCGAGGTATTTAGCCCTTACGTCATCGAGGAATCGACCCGTTCCGACGCATTTTTGCAGTCGGGTGTGGTGCAACCGATGGCCGAGCTGAATACTTCCGGCGATGGGTCAGGAGACTTTGTCTCCGTGCCTTTCTATAAGGCAAACCTTTCAGGAGACTTTGAGGTGCTGACCGACAGCACGTCATTGACACCAGGCAAAATCGAGGCAGATCGTCAGATCGGCGTGTTGCTTCGTAGAGGCAGGGCTTTTGAGGCAAGAGATCTTGCGGCATTGGCATCTGGCTCTGACCCCATTGGAGCGATTGGCCAGAAAATGGCCCGCTACGTTAACCACCAAAAGCAAAAGGATCTTGTTTCCTGCCTGTCTGGTGTCTTTGGTTCGCTGAATAACAACTCTTCCAGCAGCGCCTTCTTTGGCCTGTCCTTGGATTCTGAGTCTGGTGATTCACCGACTTCATTGACGCCTGGCCACGTCGCACGCGCCAAGAACCTTTTGGGCGATCAAGGCGACAAACTGGCTGCTGTGGTCATGCACAGCGCGACTTATTACGAGCTTGTCGAAAGACGTGCAGTCGATTTCGTCGCTGCAGCTGATACCACTGCAGGCGCAACCGCCAGCGGCGGTTCGCTTGAGGGTGCCTTTGGTAATCCCACTGTCCCAGTCTTCATGGGAATGCGGGTTGTGGTCAGCGATGACGTGCAGACCACAGGCAGCGGCGCTTCCACGGAATACGCCGTTTACTTCATGACCCAGGGTGCTGTCGGCGGTTCTGAGGTCACTGCGCTCAGGACCGAAACTGACCGGGATATTTTATCCCTCAGCGACGCGCTTGCGATTTCGCTCGGGTACTGCTACCACCCGATCGGTGCTAAGTGGGGCGTGACCACGGTCAACCCGACTCGCGCTCAGCTGGAAACCGTGGGTAACTGGTCGCAGGTGTACGAAACCAAGAACATTGGTATCGTCCGCGCGACAGTTATTAGCTCCCTTGATTAACCCAGGAGGTAATTAACCATGGCATCTATTTTTGAGGCAACAGCGGGCAAACTCATTGGCCCGACCACTGGCGGCACTGTGACCCAGGCCACCAACAAGACGACCGGCGTAACGATTAACGCTGCATCCGGTCAAATCACCATGAACGGCGCTGCCCTTGGTGCAGGCGCTGAAGCCACTTTTGCTGTAACCAACAGCGAAGTGGCCGCAACAGATGTTGTCGTTGCTGTTCACGGCTCTGCCGGAACTGCTGGCAGCTATTTGGTGCAGGCAAGCACGATGGCGGCAGGTTCTTTCAACCTGACCGTTTCCAACGTGTCTGCTGGCTCGCTGTCAGAGGCGATCGTCATCAACTTTGTTGCGCTTAAAGGCGCTTCTAGCTGATGGCTTTGTTCGCTTTTAAGCGACTTAGGGAACAGCAGGCTGCCGCGCAAGCGGTGGCCTCTGCCCCTGCTAAGACTGAACCCAAGACCACCACCCGCAAGGCCAATGGCAGTAACAATCGTCGCAACAGCGGGCGGGGCAAGCTCGAACAGCTACATGACGCTGGCGGAAGCTGACGCTTACGTTGACGCCATGGTGCTCGGCACTGATGCCGCCAAGTGGGGCAGTGCCACTGATGACCAAAAGAATCGTGCGCTGACAGCTGCTACACAACGGCTTGACCGCGAAAGATTTCTAGGGGCCAAGGCAACCGACACGCAGGCGCTTGAGTGGCCGCGTACAGGTGTCAGAAAGCCTTCGACGTATATCAATACCTACGCAACGGGTTTTCCTTTTCGTATCGCTGATGATTTCTTCACCGATACAGAGATCCCCTCGCAAATTCAACACGCCCAGATTGAGCTAGCGGTTTACCTGCACAGCAACAAAGACGGCATCAGCTTGGGTGGCCTTGAGGACTTCAAGAGCATTCAGGTGGGCAGCATTTCGGTCGTGCCTGATAAGACCGGTTCAGTGGGAGCTGATCGAGTGCCGCCCATGTTTGAAAGATATCTCCACAGCCTTAGAATCAGTGGACCAGGCAACATTTCTGTCAAACGGAGCTGATCATGGGTTATGGATACACGCCTGCCAAGGCCACGATCATCACAAACACAGCCGCGCACACCGGCAAATTTTTCAAGATCATGGCGCTTGAAGATTCTGTAATCGCGTCAATGACAGCCACTAACATCACAGAAAATGGCTCAGCTACTAAGGAGGCGATTGAGTTTGATACAGCCGCCTGTATTGAGGGGCTGATTATTACCAGCATCACCCTTACCAGCGGCACCATCATTGCTTACGAGGCTTAATGGCACTTGGCGACATCCTGGCGGCAAAGCTGGCCCCGATTATCGGGGGAACGGTTCTTGGCGGTGATGTCACGATCCGCTTTGTGAGTGGCGGCAGCTACAACGCCACGACGGGCACAGTTACGGAGACTGAATCAGACACAGCGATCAAGGGTGTTGTCAGTGAAGTGGCGCTGCGTGAGGCCAATGAGCTGATTCAAGCGGGCGACAAAAAGCTCACCATTTCGGCGGCAGATGTGGCTAGCGCACCGGAGACCAAAGACCGCGTGGTGATCAGCAGCATTGTTTATCAGATTGTCCAGGTGGACAAGCAAGAGCTGAATGGTGTGGACATTGCCTACGACCTTTATCTGAGGGCCTAACGATGGCAAAGCAGATCGGTTTTGATCAAGTTGACGACTACTTGAACCAGCTGGGGGACTTCTTCGCGCAAGAAACAGTGTTTACAGCCGACGCTTTGTTAAAAGAAGCAACGCCAACGCAAACCGGCAGGTTGCGGGCAAGTTGGCAGATCGGTGAAAACGCCATAAGTCGCAACTCAGAACCACCTGGTGAATACTCGGCGGCTAAAGGATCAAACATTCCTGAAGCTAAGGGGATTAACTACCAACCAGGCACTGAAACAATTGGCAACGTTTACAACGTTCACAACGCCGTGGAATATGCCGAACCGGTCTGCATGGGCACCGGCAAGCCACCTTCATGGGGCGGCAAATTTAAGACACGCCAAGCCACAGTTGAGGGCTTCCCCGAAATTATCACCAAAGAATTGCAGGTTGATTCGCAAAGGCGTTTCAACGATGCTGTTAAAGATGCTCAAAGGAAAGGGAGAATCTGATGGCAGCTGCAGACATCAACTCAGTGCGGGCCACGATCGAAGGGCGACTAGCTACTGAGCTGGCGAGCAGCCCTGCGATTTCTGTGGTCTTTCAAAACATGGCCTTTGAGCCCACGCCTAATAGCTCATTTGTGCAGTGCTTAACAACGTTTGGGGCCAACCAATACCTAAGCCAAGGGTCTACAACCAATTCTCAGAACCGGATCGTGGGCCTTGTCGTGTTCAACATCTTCAGCGGCAAAGGCGTCGGCCCTGGCGCGAACTTGGTAATTGGTAAACGAATTCGAGACCTTTACAATAGAGAGATCGTGTCGGGGGTTTTCTTCGACGCTCCTAACGGCCCCGAGGTACTGGCTTCACCAGCTCCAGAGGGTTACTTTCAAACACGGGTCTCTGTGACCTTTGAATTCATCGAGGAACTCTGACCATGGCAACACTTCGAGGCGAATCTGGTTCAGTTGAATTTGAGACCGGCGGCGGCAGTCTTGCCACTGTTGTTGGTACTCGCAGCTGGAGCCTGTCAATCACTAAAGAAACCCTGGACACTACAGTTCATGGGAACACTTTTCGCCAATTCGTTGGCAGCATGATTTCCGGCTCTGGAACAGTTGAACTGGTTTACGACCCAGATGCAACGGGCCAAGCTGCGTTTGTCGAAGACATCATCAAATCACCTGACACTGCTGATGCTTCGTTTGAGTTGTTCACTACCGGCAACACAAACGGCACTGATTCGGTTTCTTTTGGCGGAATTATTACTGACATGGAAATCAGTTCTACCGTCGGCGAACTAGTTGTTGCTACCTGCAACTTCATCACCAGCAGCACCATCACTTCTAATCTTGAGTGATGAGGCTATAGTTTAGATGACAAAACTGTTGTCTAAATGCCTGCTGGAAATCGCACCGTTGATCTGCTGGTTGGGGCGTTTGACCTCAACCAGCGCCGCAAATTTGAATTAAAAAACGCTGACGGCAAAAAAGTCGTTGATTTGTTTTTCAAGCCAATTACACGCGCCGACCGCAAGAAAGCCCAGAGCCTTGCAGGTACAGAAGAGGCGTTGGACATCAGTACACAAATGCTGTGCCAGATGGCAGAGCTTGAGGACGGGACTAAAGCGTTTGCGGCTGCTGATGCCCATAAGCTTCAGCGGCAGCTACCTGAATCCGTGTTAAACGAGATTGAGCTGTTTTTGTTTGGCCTTGGTGAAGAGCCTGACATTGAAGACGCAAAAAACGACTGACGCAGGACAGCTGGGCTTATTTTGAGTTCTTCCTGGCCTGCGAATTAGGCATGACCGTAAGCAGGCTTCGCAACGAATTGACCGATGCGGAGCTTATTTACTTTGCTGCCTACCACGAACTGAAGGCTGAAAAGGAGCAGCAGGCAATGGATCGCGCCAAGCAGCAACGGCGGTAAGCTGGGACAAGTTAGTTGGCTGATGTGACCACAACAGTCCTTACAGCCAAGTTTGATTTTTCTCAGCCGAAGTCTGCCATCAAGGGGACTCAGGCACAGGTTGATCAGCTAAAAAATAAGGCCAAGGGCGCACAAGGCGCATTAGACAATGCGGCTAAATCTGCAAAAGGTGCAGGCGCTGCGTCTGCGTTTTTTGGCAAAGCGGCAAAGGGAGCGGTCCCAGGTGTTGCGGCCCTGGGCACTGCTTTAAAGGCAGCTCTAGGGCCCATCGCTTTGCTGACATCAGCGGCGGGTGTCCTTACTTCTGCCTTTTCGACGTTGGCTCAGCAAGACTTTGCGGAAGCAAAGGTCCGCACGCTTGGCGTCAACAGTGAGGAATTGAAGGGCCGTCTTAGTGATGTGAGCCGTGAGCTGTCGGGCCAAGCCAGCGTTGTTGAGCTAACTGCGGCGGCCTACGACGTGGCCTCTGCTGGCTTTAATGATGCGGCTTCTGCCGCGCAGGTGTTGAAGGCTTCGAGCCTTGCGGCCACTGGTGGTTTTTCTGATTTAAACACCGTGGCAGATGCCACAACCTCAGTTCTCAACTCCTACGGCCTGGGGGCAGAAGAAGCTTCGCGCATCACCGACCAGTTCATTCAAACCCAAAACGATGGCAAGATCGTTATTGGTCAATATGCGGCCAACATCGCAAAAGTTGCCCCCATTGCAGCGGCCCTGGGCATTGGCCTAGATGAGGTCAACGCAGCGGTGGCCCAAATTACTGGCACAGGTACTGGTGCAGAGGTCACATTTACAGCACTCAAAACAGCATTTGCCCAGTTGGCGTCTGGTGGAGTCGGAGAAAAGCTGAAGGAGTTTGGGGTCAATATCGACGCCAACACGATTGCAGCTGATGGTTTTGTCGGCACCTTGAAAAAAATTAAGGATTCTGGAGCTGATACGGGCGCGATTCTTAAAGCTTTTGGCACAGAAGCTGGCCCTGTTTTGCAGCCGTTGTTGAACGACTTTGGCAAGCTGAACAAGCTGCTGGAGAACCAACGCAACGCCCAGGGCGCAGCTGCCAAAGCTGCCTTTGAGGCAGGCAACACAATCAATGGTTCTCTAAAACGTTTGCAAACGGCGTTTACAAATATCTTTGCCGATGGTTCAGAGCTTGGCGTGCTGCTTAAAGGCACATTCCAGGTAGCGGCAGTAACTGTTGAGGTCTTTGGGGCTGCGTTGAAGATAGTCTTGGCCCCCATCCGTGGGCTTATCCAAGGTGTCTCGACATTTTTTGAGAAGCTTTCCCCGTTCAAGGAAAACATAAGCCTCGCCCAAAAACTAGAGGAAGGATTTCAGGCAGTGATGAAAGCGGTTGATTTTGGAACCAAAGCCATCACAGGTTTCTTCGCTGTTATTGGTGAGGGGTATTACACACAGCTGGGAAATGTTCTCAATTTTGCTAATTCCATTAGGGAAGGCATCGTCGGTATCTTTAACGACCTTGGGGCAACGATTCGCAATACCATGGCGGGTCTTTACGACAATTTGCCCGGGCCGATCAAATTTATTATTGATCAAGCGGGCAAAAGTTTTAATGCGGTCAAAGGTTTCCTAGGTGATGCGGTTTCTGGCGTTGTTAATAAAATCAAAGGTGCTGGCAAAGGTATTGCCCAAGGCGTCAAAGAGTTGGCCATTGTTGGCGGTTTTAACCCAGCAGCATCGACCCAAAGCACCTCAGCAGCTGCCAACGCAATACAACAAACAGGCGGCGGCCTTACGGCAGCTGGAGGCAAAACAAAAACAACAACTGAGAAAAAAACAGACCTTCAAAAGCAGCAAGAGGCAGCTACAGCGTTGGTTCAGCAACTAACTAGAAAAAATCAACTTGATTCTGAAGCGACTGATGCTGGACGAAAACTGTTAGAGCTTGATTTTGCTAAAGCAGATATTGCAGAAAGGTTCAAGCTTTTAGACCCTGAAAGGGTTAAGCAACTGAAAGATTTGCTGCAAGAAAATTACAACATTACAGAAGAAAAGCGTGAACAGAAAAAACTAGACGATGCAGCAAAGAAAAAAGCTGATGAGTTAGCCGCAACCTATAAAAAATTAGGCGACGCGATTAAATCCAACGTAACTGACGCAATCATGGGGGCGATTGATGGCACCAAATCGCTTGGCGAATCTGCTCTAGGCATTTTAAAAAATTTAAGCAAACAATTTTTGCAGCTAGGCATCAACCAAGCGTTTGGGGCGCTTGGGAGCACTGGCGGAATCCTTGGCAAGTTATTTGGTGGTGGCAGGGCTTCTGGTGGCACTGTGAAAGGCGGCACGTCTTACATGGTTGGCGAGCGTGGCCCTGAATTATTTACCCCTGGCCGCTCTGGCAGCATTGCGCCGAATAGCGCAATGGGCGGTGGCGCTAACGTGACTGTGAACGTTGATGCTTCTGGCTCTTCTGTTCAGGGTGACGGTCCAAACGCCTCGCAACCGGGCAAGGCAATTGGCGCTGCTGTCCAAGCTGAGCTAATCAAGCAAAAACGACCTGGAGGATTGTTAACCCGCTAATGGCTGATTTCCCTTCAATTACACCGACCTATGGCGTGCAAAAAAGCAGCGCCCCTGTCACGCGAAAGGTGCAGTTTGGTGATGGCTACGAACAATTCCTTACGTTTGGTTTAAACCAGAACCCTAAAAGTTTTAGCCTCACGTTTGAGGTGTCTGAAACTGACGCGGACACTATCGAAACGTTTTTAGACGCAAGAGCAGCAAACAACATGGAAAGTTTTAATTTCACACCGCCTGGAGAAGGCAGCAGTTCAAAATTTGTTTGTGAGCAGTGGACTAAGTCGATCCCTTACCTGAACCGAGCTACGATACAAGCAACATTCCGCCAAGTCTTTGAGCCGTAATGACTGTCACGACTAGATCGAGCAAGGGCA